GCAAGTTCAAGTTCTGTTCAAACGCTTTTTAGGATTGAAAAAGAAAACACCAATAACTATTTTCTAATACAACTTTTAAACAATCAAATATCTTATAAAATAAGTTACAATGGAACTGAAGAAACCATATACACGCCACTTGTTGCGCTTCCAGGAGAGTTAGTAGATATAGGTCTAAGCATTCCAGAATTTGTATCAAGATTTGGAAACCCCGTGTCAAACTTCTTTGGCTCTTTGTCAGACTTAAGAATGTATATTGGAGGAAACAAAGATGGACTATCTACCTTTACAGGCAAGATCTATAAAGTTGGGTTGTGTACAAAATATAATTTTCAAAAAATTAGAGGACTATTTAACGAGATAGGAGTTCCTGTATGGAACGAAGACCTTTTTGCTATTTATCAAAATAATCAATTGATAAATATAGATGGAGGAATAGATACAACCTCTATGCCACCATACGGAGGTGGAACAGATACAGTAAATGGAGGAATTTCTGGAGGGTCTGTTGTTATTTCAGATGAAGATTCTCTCATTGACCACATTGCAAGTTATACTCTTTTGCCAGAAATAGTTTTTGATAAATACAAACTTGTAGTATCTGCAAATGCCTATTGGGAAGATCAACTTCCACTTACATATTTTGCTGAGTCCGTTATTGATAAGCGAGGGGATCAGTATTTTGACCTTGATTTTATTCAGTTTAATATAGACTACCCTGCACCATCAAAGACTATAGAAATAGAAACAGAGCCAGAGGCTTGGACGTATGCAGAGTTGTCAGATGAGTATGGTACACCAGTTCAAAGAACGTACACTTCTTTGGATAACTATTTGTTTACTGGATACAATGACTATGAAGATTTAAAAAATAAAATATCAAAAGAATATAAATATGACACAGACGAATCTCTTTTGAGGTCTTATGTTACTTTTCAATACACAGAATTGGGAGCAAACCAAACTTCTTTTTATTTTACAAGAACAGAAAGAGCAGCAAGGAATGGAGTCCTTACTCCAGGGCCAGACTGGATGACAACAAAATACGAGGTTGTAGACAATATGATTATTTACCCACCAACAGGAGTTGACTTTAACGACTTGTCTATTGTTACACATCTAGAAGCAAACTTAAAAAATTCAGAAAGAAATAACATAGTAGTTAAAAAACTTTCTTATGCATCCCAAGCCCTTAATGAATCTGATGCAAGCCCTATCGGAACAAGGTTTGGAACAGACATATATCCTTATACAAAGACTGGTATTTATTATGACTTTAAAAAGAACAATCCGTTTTCAATTTACACAGGATCTTCTCCATATTTATATTTAACTAAAGATAGTGGAATCCAATTAAGAGGAAGGTTTGATCCACTTATAAATAGAGGGCTTTTAATTCCAATAAATGAAAGTCGTGCAGAAGGCTTTAAAGTTATAGCAATGCAGATGGCAGTAAGATTTGACGGAGACTATTTCCCATATGCACCAACACAAATATTTGAAATACAAAGCAAAGACTCTTATATAAAATTTTATATGGTTGCCTGCGATCCTACTGGTAGAAGGGCAAGAATTTATGCTTTAGATGCAAGAACAGGATTGGTTCAAGATGGCATTGGGTTTTACTGGAATGGAAAAATAGTTAAGGAGCCAATTATCACGCTTCAAGAGTGGGGGTTCTTAGGAGTTAATTTTTTAAGCAGTCTTAATTTTTCATTTTTTGAAGGGGCAGTAAGACTAACAGGACCAGTATTATTTAATAGCATTTCTTACTATCAGTCCACAAACCTTCAAGAGGTACAAAATATATCAGAAAGACCTTGGTTTAGAGTCAGAGTTTTAGGTTCGTCTACTCAACCACTTCTTTGGGATTTTTGGGATAGTCCTGCGTTTAACTGGAACAAGGTGCTTGTTTTGTCAGAAAAAAGTTATTACGGTGTAGATCCTTCAGATGTTTATAAAAGTTATACTGGAACTAATAAGATAATTGTAGACGATGAAAGACCTATTAGTCTGGGAAACTACTCTTACACCATTTTTACGGATGTAAACTGGAGTCAGTTTGTTCAAGATCCTGTGTAATGTGGTATACTTGTGGTTATGGATTCATTAATAGACCCAAAAACTGGTCAACCAATTGTAAAAAACGTTAGGCGTCAAGTCATTGAAAAGAATTATGACTGGGGTCTTTATGTCTATAAGAAGGCAAACGGAAAATGGTTTACAGATGGAAACGGTTCTGTGCTTAATATTCCTTCAGACAAAAACGACATCTCTAAGATTGCAGAATTAAAGAAGACTGCAATGCACTATGGAGACCCTGGAGACGGCAAGGCAATATTTGTTCCAGGACTAACAAGAGTTTCAGAAGAAGAATATTCTGAGCAAGTTGATCGTATGAAGTCTGGACTTATTCCAAACCTAAACGACCTTGGTGCAGTTCAAGCAGCAAAAGATACAATTGCTAAATATGGAGATGAGGATTAATCATGGAAGATAATGAGTACGAAATCGGTGCAAGAATTGATGATGCAATAAAGAAAGACGATACTTTTTCAAAGTCAGATCCGTTTAACGGAAATTGGGATTCATTAAAATCTCTTGACGGATTAGAAGCAAATTTTAAAAGACGCATAAGCAGATCTTCAACAAAGATGGTTGAACCAACAACTCAATATACAACTGCAGCACTTGCTGGAAAAAGCGGTATTGATGGAGCACAGTCAAAAGAGATAAACCCAGGGCTAGTATATGTAAACGGCTATGGAATGTTTGATGTAATAACACCACCATGGAACTTGTATGAGTTGGCAAACTATTACGACACATCATTTGCAAACCACGCAGCCATTGATGCCAAGGTAGAAAACATTGTTGGCTTAGGTTATGAGTTTAAGGTTTCTCAAAGAACAATGATGAGACTTGAATCTTCAGAAGACAACAGTGCAACACAAAAAGCAAGAAAGAGAATTGAAAGAGCAAAGATTGAAATGCGTGATTGGATAGAATCTCTTAACGATGATGACTCATTCACAGCAACAATGGAAAAGGTTTATACAGACTTACAGTCTACTGGTAACGGCTATCTAGAAGTTGGTAGAACCACTCGTGGAGAGATTGGGTATGTTGGGCACATTCCATCTACAACAATGAGAGTTAGAAGATTAAAGGACGGCTATGTCCAGATTATTGGAAACAAGATTGTCTACTTCCGTAACTTTGGAGCAAAGAACCAAAACCCACTAACAACAGATGCCAGAGCAAATGAAATTATTCACTTTAAGCAATACTCACCTCTTAATACATTCTATGGAGTACCAGACATTATGTCAGCAATTAACTCTCTACACGGAGATTCACTTGCCTCACAGTACAACATTGATTACTTTGCAAACAAGGCAGTCCCAAGATACGTTGTAACCCTAAAGGGTGCCAAACTTTCTGGCGATGCAGAAGATAAGATGTTTCGATTCTTACAAACAAATCTCAGAGGGCAGTCACACAGAACGCTATATATTCCATTACCAGGGGATAGCGAAAATAATAAAGTAGAATTTAAAATGGATCCCATCGAAGACGGAATACAGGACGGCTCTTTTAAAGAGTATCGTAAACAAAACCGTGATGACATCCTGGTAGCACATCAGGTGCCACTGTCTAAACTTGGAGGTGGCGATTCTGGATCTATAGCAGCAGCACTTGCACAGGATCGCACCTTTAAGGAGCAGGTTGCAAGACCAGCCCAAAGACAAATTGAAAAAATGATCAACAAGATTATCCGTGAAAAGACAGATATTCTTGAGTTTGTTTTTAACGAATTAACTCTTACTGATGAAATAGCGCAATCTCAAATTCTTGAGAGATATGTTAAGAATCAGATTATGACTCCAAACGAAGCAAGAGTTCTTTTGGATATGCCACAACGAGAAGGTGGCGATGAGGTGCTAGAACTTAAACCCGCAGCAGCAGCAGAGGCAAATACAACAAGGGCAAGAGATTCTGAAAGAACAAATAATAACTCTGATAGTACATCTACAGTTTCTGGAAGAGCCCCAAAGGGAGAGGGAAGAAAAACCCCTTAATGTCCCATATGTCCACATTGTGATATATGTATAAAAAGGGCTTATAATATGATGGTGAGTAATATATCCAAGGCCCATTGGAATTCAGATGGGGAAAATTTGCGTCTGTCAATGCCTTTTTCAAAGGTAGACAAAGAACGAAGAACCGTATCTGGATTTGCATCCCTAGACAACATTGACAAGCAAGACGATATCGTTACAGCAGAAGCATCAATGGACGCCTTTGCAAAATTCCGAGGAAATATTCGTGAGATGCACCAGCCATTAGCAGTTGGTAAAATGGTTGACTTTAAAGCAGAAAAATATTTTGATCCAGAATCAAAAAAGTTTTATAGCGGTGTCTTTGTATCTGCCTATGTTTCAAAGGGCGCACAAGATACTTGGGAGAAGGTCCTTGATGGAACTCTTTCTGGTTTTTCAATTGGTGGAAGAATGAATAAATGGGATGACGGGT